CCATTGGTGCTTTACGATTAGCAAACATTTGTCCAAGTGCTTTAGCTGACGTTGCTTTGCCATCGTAGCCTTTAGCCGACCAGCCACTCTTATCAGTTAAGAAAAACTCACCTGCTTCGTTTCTGCCGAATACGATTGCGGGGCTGCCGTCCCATTTGATTGTTGTTTCTGCATGTGCTTTGCCTTCTGCAAATGCACGTAATATTTTAATAGCACGAATAATACCATTCATACCTTCTTCAAGCACTAAGTCTTCTAAGTGATTCATATCACGTAACTTAGCTTCTACCATGTACGGCTTATAAAAGTTTACACTGTCTATAAGTGGTACCATGTCTTGTACTACAATTCTGTCACGTAGTTTAGCTAAGAAGTATTCGTCTGGATCGTTGTTGTGTGCAATTGATTCGTTAACTACTAATTGTGTATCGTAGTGTGCGGCCAGTGTTTCTGCTGCGGCACCAAGTAATTTTTCTTGTCCGGAACTGTCAAACTTACCACCTATGTATTTTAAAATAGTATCAATGTTAAAGTTCTTTGGTGGAATACTACTGCCGGGTAACAATGCATTAATAATAGCAGTTGGGTCTTGCTCGCCTTGTGTTCCTTCGCCACGCATACTCCAAGCTTGAAATGCAGGATTACCTAGCATCAAATCTAACTGTGCGTACTGTCCTGTTTCTCTATTTGTTGCATCAAGTACTGGCATTTTAAGATGCACATTTGTACCTGTAAGTCTAACGTTTTCTTTACCGTAAGCTGCTCGTAATTTATTTGCTATATCTTTTTTATCGTGCTTAGTTACATCAACTGCAATGTCAATGTCGCCACTGTCTGCTTTTTTACCTGTGGTGCCTAAGTATGTACTTGGTCCTAAGTCGATACCTAGTACTTTTTGCACAGGTTGCAATGAACGTGCAATATCATCCTTAGCTATACGACTAATGTCCGAAAATGCATTGCCACCTTCTAATAACTTCATTTACGTTTCCTTGGAGTTACAAATTTATACAGTCCGTCTGCAACTTTAACTACACGTACTGCTGAAGGTTTAATATTTTTAATCGCAACCACTTTTTCAATCTGATCAATGGTTGTTTCTTTGTACATTGTGTTTATAAATTCATATACACCTGGTGTATCTGATTCTACCCACTTAGTATATTCACCATCATTGTTAACAAATGCGGTAGTAGGCTCCTCAGGATCAACGAATTTTGTTCCTGCAAAATTGTCAGGTGGCGGTTGACGCGATTCACCCGGAATAACTTCTGCTTCTGCTCGCTCACTTGCTGTCGGTTCATCTACTGCAAGCTCACTATCTCCATCATTCTGACTATCTTCTTCATCATCTTTCTTTGACGGTTTAGTACGACGATCTAATTGAAACGCTAAACCTACAACCTGTTTTAAAATGTCATGCAATGCTGAACGACTAGTTAAACTAGGGTCATCTGTTATTGCGTCAACGGTTGCATTAATTCTATTACCGAATACAGGATCATCAATATCTACTCTGAGCATCTGACTTAATATATCAGTAACCATTGTAGATATCTTTTCCTTTGGCATTTCGCCGCCGGCTGCTTCTACACGATTAATTAAATTATGTACTTTTTTATGTAGTGTTTTCTGCAAAGCCGTTGCTAGTGTGCCAGTAGCCATTCCCTGTGATGCTTTATGCATCCACTGTGGTGCCTCTACTATGAATTCATTTGCTCTCATTGATTCGTCCTAAGCTTCTCTTAAATTTTAACGAGTCTTTAAGTTTAATAGAGTTCAACAATTTACGTGTTAAGTTTTCTGTTTCTTCTTCTGTGTAAGTATCTTCCATTAATTCTATTAGATTAATAGCACTTGCAATAATATTTTCAGCTCTAGATTCAATTACATACCGCGAATCGCGCTTTGTATGCATTGATTCAAGTTCTTCTAATATACTACGTGTTTTCTTTTGCATTTGAAAAGTCTCGTTTAGCTATATTTATGGTTTTTGTTTAATCTTGTTAAGTAACGAGTTTAACTTATTAGACTGTACATCTGCTGTTACTTTGCCCACTTCTGCATTATCATCTTCTGGTACGTTAGTTACTGTAGACTTAGCTTTAATGCTGTTCATTATGTTAGTCGGCGAATTGCTATGGCCTGTGCCCATTGCGCCTGTGTCACCTAAATCTACTATACGCAATGTATCAACGTCGAAGTCTAAATCAATCTTTTGTCCTACACCACCTGAGCTACGTGTTTTCATTAACTGTAATTGGTACTTGCCACGTTCACGCATTGCTCTACTTGTAAAGATACCAAACACGTTATCAGCTGTATTAATTTTACTAATGCCACCTGATATCATACTATGATCGAATTCTACTTCTTCAACTGCTGAACGGTTAAGCTGTGATGCTGTAACCATTAGTACATCAAGCTCTTTACCTAAGTTACGTATTTCTTCTGATACGTACTTGTCCTTAACAAACAAATCACTTGGACTTACTTTAGCACTTACTGGCATTAATAGATCTAAGTAATCAATGCACATGAAGTCAATACGCTTGCCGGTTTTAATTTGCAGTTCTTTAACATACGAACGTATGTCGTTAATGTTACTCTGTGCTGGGAAATATTTAATCTGTAAGTCGCCGGACTTCTTAGCTTTGATCCTAACTTTCATTTCAACGTCATCAATACTCTTAAATATTGATTTACTTGCAGTGCCTGTCATCATGCTATCTAAACGCATAGCACATAAGTCTTCACTTAATTCTAGTGTAATGAACACACCGTTAAGTCCTTGCTCAACCCAGTTAACTGCTAAGTTCTGCATGAACAATGATTTGCCTGAACCAGAGCCACCTGCGAATATTTGCAATTCGCCTCTGTTGAATCCGCCGTACAATTTTGCATCCATGCATGGCCAGCCCGTGCTTGCTTGTCCATTGTTATTCTTAATATTCATCAAACGTTCTCTTGGGTCTGCAAAGTAATCTATACCTAAGTCTTTTGTTAGACTAATTTGTACAGCATCTTTAATAATTTTCTCAACTGGTTCAAAGTCACCAGCTTCTAACATGTCTGCTGCACTAAGTATTGCGCGTTCAAGTTCTTGTCGTTTAGTAAAGCTTTCAAACTCTTCTAAGAACCAATCGTAATGCCCTTCATTAATTTCTTCAGGCAGTGGTGCCAGCTTAACTTCCGTCATTGCTTCTAGCTGACTTAACTCCGGTAAGGTACCGTACTTCTCACTGTGCTTTTCTATAAAGTCCGCAGCTGGTTGTAACTGCGGGTGGAAGTTTTCTACATTAAATATATTCTGTACGCGCACAAAAGTCTGTGCGTCTGCTATCATCATTTCTAAAAATAGTTTTTGTATCTCAAACGTGTACTCTGTCATCTACGTGTGCTATCCTTTTCCGTAGGCTAGTAATTAACATCTTAGCCCGTATCTTACTTGTTGTCTTGTTATTTAAAATACTTAACAATGTCCCAAGCTTGCCATACGCTTTCACAGCGTCATTGACATCCTTAATGTTATCGTCCCATTCTGGGATACTTATTGTAAATCCTAATTCAATGGCTTGTTCAGCTAATGCTAATCCTGCCTTATCCATGTCAGGAACTACTATAATCTCTTTGCCCTGCCTGCGTAGTATCGCAGCTTGCATCTCACTTATCTCACCATGTAACAAGCCGACACCTTTAATGCTTATAGCATCAAATATGCCTTCCATTACAATTAAATAATCCCAATCGTTGTGTTGCATATCTAAGCCAAATACATATCCTGGTGAAGTGTGTTCATTCTTGTACTTAGGTGTTTTAGTATCTAAGTAACGACTTGTCCATCCTACTACATCGGTTCCGTACTTGTACGGTATCATAATACGGCGTTGGTTACGTCCTTTATCTTGCGGGGTTATTTTAAAGTCGTAGTCTCTGTAATTAAGCCCGCGTCCTTCTAAGTACTCTATAGCCCACTTGTCACACGACATAATTTTACGTGCGGATGTTGGTAGTGTTTGCTTCTTAAAGAATATGTTACGTTGTACTATTTCATTTGCTGCGTTAGTTCGGTCGCTTGCAATATCGTATATCTTTTTATTTTTTAAACTGTCTAAGTTTATTTTATTAATGGTCGCGGCGTCTACGCCAATCCACTTTAAAAGGTTACGTGCTTTTAGACTTAGTTGCTGTCCGTTTTTAAAACGTGCTTTGTACTTACAGTTGAAACAGTGATATGCCCAATCGTCGCCGTCAAATATGAAACCGCCACGTTTCTTCTTATCGGGTGTTTCTCCATTATGGACACAACACGGAGCGTTAAATGAGAACCAGCCGCTCGGGCTCTTTCGAGTACGCGGAGGTAGGTATTGTAATATATCGATCATTCATTAATTATAGCAGAATTTATCTTGTTAATCAAGAACTCTGAGATAATTATTTGACCTTTTTCATTAGGGTGTTTGTGTTCTGCAAAGAGTGGATCCTTGCGAGGTTTATCTCTTATCACTAGCATCTCAAGTGCTGACGATGAGTCGATTAAAGTAGGTAATTTAATTTTATGATTTTGTGTTATGACATTAAACTGAATTACGTGTGCATCAAATTGAGTTGCAAAATGATCAAATGCCCTAACAGATGTTTCATAATTAGCTTCTGCCCATTTATCATCACTTGTTGGTGCGCCGCGATGTTCGTCAGTGAGGCCAAC